CCATTAGGCACTCGACGCACTTCAATGCCGAATGTCGCGCCCTGTTCAATGGTTTGTTCGGAAACTGCCAATGGTGCGAGAACCAAAACTGAACCGCCAGTATGCGAAGCAACCTCGTCAGCCCATGACAACTGCATGAGGGTTTTGCCAAGGCCAGTATCGGCAAAAATTGCAGCGCGCCCACGACGGACGGCCCATGTCACAATTGCATTCTGGAAGTCAAAAAGAAATTCATTCAATTTGCCGGGATTGTGGCCGGTTGCAACTTCCATGCGGCGCTTACCTGCTACGAACGATTCATAATCCATATTCATTTCTCCAAAAGATAACCCCCCACCCCCAAACCTCAGAACAAGCCGTCCTCTACGATAACTGTTTATGGGGATTGAACGGGGGTGGGGTGTTAAGGGGGTGTTTGTTTAGGCCTGCTCCACCTCGTCAGCAGCCGCCAGCAGTTTTGCAGCGCAGTCGCGGGCTTGCTCTGGCGTCATGGCGTGCTGGAAGTTGAGTGACCCGGCGTTTTGCACCAGCAGGACCAAGCGGCCGCACGAATCGTGCACCATGCAGCGAAGCTCAAGATTGTCGCTGTTGGTGAAGTTGGGGATCAGGTAGGTTGTCAGCATTGCGCTTCCCCTTAGTTGATATTGGCATGAGCCTTACACATGGCCATAAGCGGCTCGCGCCACTGATCCCAGAAGGCCGGTGCGCGGCTCTCCATGCGGGCAATTGCATCATCGTCAAAAGCTGCCCACTCGGCGTGCGTGTGGCGTTGGCATCCGATACGCATATAGCCTTCGGTGATCAGGATGGGCCATGTCGTGTGATTGATGCTGCGCGGGGTGCGGGTGAGAATTTCACCGTCCAGCGAAGCGCTGCGCAGCGAAGCGCCGTCCAGCGAAGCGCCGTCCAGCGAAGCGCCGTCCAGCGAAGCGCCGACCAGCGAAGCGCCGTCTGCTACAGCCTTTTCCAGCGCATACCGAACGGCCATGCCGCTATGCTCGGCGGGAACTTCGCACTCAAAAAGTACCGCGCCCGTGTATCTGTGCAGGATCTGTGTCTTTGCCATCTCGGCTTCTCCGTTGTTGATGTGTTGATTGTGCCATGCCTTCATGGCCCAGCAGGAAAGCCCCACCGCTTTGTGGGGTCATTCTTTGCGCACCCGCTTGACGTACACGCGCAGCCGGGTGTTTGCCGCATAGCGGGCCGCATTGTCGCGCTTGTGCTCTGCGGGCTCGGCGTCGTGGGCAGCCTGATACACCCGCGCATAAGCCTCCGCAGCAGGCCCACGAAGCTCACCGGGCAGCTTGCGTAGCTGCTCGGTAATCCACGTCATGTCGTCTTTGTGGTGTGCGCTAGGTAGCATTCAATGGCCTCAATCACTGCATCGGCCCCCAATGCCACGCACACCATGGCCCCTGCCTTGTGCGCGGCTTCTAGGTACTCAAGCTGGCCCGGCTGCCATTTGCTTTGGGTGTGGTCGCGGCGCTTGAGTTCGATCACCAAGGCGGGCGCCCCCGGAATGATGATGTCTGGTGCGCCTGGGGTCATGCCTTCGGCTTTCTGGTGCCAGACTTGCCCCGCCGTTCGCTTTCCCTCGTTGCGCACATGCACCGCCAGTCGCCCGATGGTGTCCGGCCACATCCGCCGCAGGCGGGCAAATGCCGTGACCTGCTCGGCGGTTTCGGTGGGGCAGGGGCCTCGGTATGTGAGGTCACCGTGGATTGTCAGGTAGGGGGGGAATTTCATGCGGTGCCCCCTGTCAGCAATCGCCACGCTTCGGCAGCGCACAATGGGACTTGCCCATTGCCAATGGCTTTAAGTCTGTCCACCCGAGCGGCCACCCCATGAGCCACTCGACCCACGTCGGGTTCAACTGCCCACCAGGCTTCTCCCCATCCCTCAGCAAATGACCAGGGATGTTGTCGTGCTTGACCTGGCTTGGTGGAGGGGTTGAGTTCATCGCATCGTTTACCGTAGGGGTCGGAATAGGGATCGGTGTCCCACTCGTCAACAGGCGGGCAGTCGCACTCAAAGGCGTGCATCCCGTGAATGTTGCAGAAAAACTCGTCGCAGCATTCGCATGGTTGCCACGCTGGAGAACTGCTGTCGCAAGCCCGTCCCCGCTCGTCGCGCTGGCCCCCTTGCGGTTGTAGTTGCCGCAGACGGTGGGGGTAGGACATATCGGACCCAGATAGCTCATCGCCGGTCGACCGTTGCTCCGCATATGTACTGCTTTTGTGTTGCTCGCCAGCGGCGTGGGCCACAAGCCAGAATCTGTCCCGCTGGTGCGGCGCCCCGACATCGGCAGCTCCCAGCACTGTCCACCGGCAGTCATACCCGAGCGCGGCCAAGTCACTGAGGACGACTCCGAGTCCCCTAGTAAGCAAAGCTGGGCTGTTTTCCACGAACACGAATCGCGGTCGAACTTCGCCAATGATGCGGGCCATGTGGGACCACATCCCGGACCGGGCTCCGGTGATGCCTGCGCCTTTCCCGGCGACGCTAATGTCTTGGCATGGAAACCCGCCAGATATGACATCAACAACTCCTCTCCAAGGGCGTCCGTCAAAGGTGCGAACGTCATCCCAAATCGGGAAGGCCGGGAGAAAGCCGTCATTTTGGCGCTGGGCAAGAACGCTTGCGGCGTAGGGCTCCCATTCGACGGCGCACACAGTTCGCCAGCCGAGCAAGTGCCCGCCGAGTATTCCTCCACCAGCCCCAGCGAAGAGCGCGAGTTCGCGTAATCCTCCATCAGCGCGCGACTTATCAGCCATGTCATTTCCTTAGATACCTCGCCAATGCCGAAAGCAACTTGTCGTCGTCTTCGCACAAGCCAAGAACGCTGTTGCATCGGTTGCATAGGATGCCGCGAATTGCCTGCGTGTCGTGGCAATGATCGACGTGCGGCGTTGTTTGCTTGTCGCCCCATTGGAACGGGCGCTTGCAGCACTTGCAGGTGTTTCCTTGGCGGTGTAGTTGGTCGTCAAACCATGTCGGCTCCACGCCATACTTTCTGATGATTTCTTGGCGGTAGTGCTTCTGCCGGTTGTCGGCCCGGTACTGCCTGACCGCATTGACGTTCTGTTGCCGCCACTCCTTGACTTTTGCTGTGGCCTTGTCCTTGTTACGTTCGTACCAGTCCTTTGCCATTGCCCGCTCGCACACCTTGCATGCTGAGTGGTGCGACTTTGCGCTAGTGCGCTGGTAGAACTCAGACAGCGGCAAGTCATTACCGCACTTGCTGCATCGCTTGGTTTCCATAAAGCCCCCTGAATAAGTGGCTTCAGTATGCCAGCGCCTGCGAATAAAGCCAACTCATGCACTATGTCCTCCAGTTGTTGACAACCTCATCTGCAAAACCTCCTCATCACTTGGCCGATCAAAGCCCAGCACCTTCCAAAAATCCCCCTCTTTGACGTAGCTGATCGTCCGGGGAGTGCGCGTGAATTCGTCCGTGCCCTGGGCGAATGCGGTCTTCTTTGACGCCGCCCATGTGCTGTTTTCCAGCAGGTACACCGAAAACTTCCGCCGCGTCGTCACAATGTTGGCCGTCAGCATGTCATTGCCAGACCTGCTGATCCCGCGCACGTAGTCTATCGACACAACGGGGTCTGTCTGGGGCTGGGTTGGGTCTTTTTTGTGGGCCGTGAAAAACTCAATCAGCTTGTCGTTCGGGTTGACAATCTCTGCTTTACAGCCCCCACAAAACCTCGCCGCAATGTCGTTGGCATGCTCACACACAGGGCACACTTTGCAAGACCAGTAATAGTCGCACCGCTCACCCGTACGCAAGTTGACGTGCTGACATCGCCGACCAAAGTGGGCGGGCATGGGCACTTGCTTCCCCTTGTTGTCCGGTACCGTGATCCTGTTGCCGTCAAGGTCGGCAAAATAACCGTACTCGTCGATCTGGTATTCGTGTTCGTTGGGCCGGGCTGAAAAGAGGTTGACCCGGCCGCAGTCTTCGCATCGGCATTCGAGGGTGCTGCTACCCGCCGACTGGTATGCCGCCTTGATCTGGGGCGCGTACAGATCACCATCGGGCATGTGCCGGGCAAGGTTGCCCGCGTAGTCAAGCACCACGCATTCCGTCTTGCCCTCGTACAGACGCATACCACGGCCCATGATCTGCTGTAACAGGCTCACGGATTCGGTGGCACGTAGGATGGCAATGTGTGAGACGTGGGGAGCATCAAAGCCAGTCGTCAACACCGACACGTTGACGAGGTGCAAAAACTTGCGGGCTTTGTAGTCTGAAATGATCTTGTCTCGCTCGGCCTTTGTCGTCTCGCCGGTCACTAAGCGCGCATTGTCGGGATGCAGGCTGGCCATCACCTCCCGTGCGTGCTGGACAGTCGCCGCAAAGATCATCACACCCGTCGCGTCCTGGGTCTGGGCCACCACGTCCGCGATGATCGCGCTGGTCTTGCGGCCCCATCCCTCAAACGCAGCTTTCAGCGATGCATCCGAGAATTTCCCGCTCGCCTGCACCTTGAGCCCGTCCGTGTCATAGCTCTCGGCATTGATCGCAGCGGCCCGCAGTGGCGTCAGAAAGCCAAGATCAAGCAGCAGCCGCGCCCCGATGACGTAGACGCACTGGTGGAAATACGGCTCCCGCGCCACATCGGGCGGCATGGCCCGGCCGTCCGGGTCAATCCCAAAAATTAGCCCGTCTGACAGCCGATAAGGCGTGGCCGACAAGCCACAAACCCGAAGATTGGGGTTGACGGCGCGCATGTCCGCAACGATCTGTTTGATCGTGGGCGTGATCCGGTGGCACTCGTCTACGATCACGCCTGCAAAATCCGCGCCCAGCCGTTTCGCCTGGGTTTTGAACGTGCCTTCGGTCGCAAAAACCACTTGATGCCGCAGGCTTTTGCTGCCCGCGCTTGCGCTGTAAATGCTGCAACGCTCACCCATCGCCTTATATTTGTCGGCATTTTGGTTCACAAGCTCGGCTGACGGCGCAAGGCACAGCACGCGCTTTCCGCCGCTCAGGCCGTGCAGGGTCTTGGCAAGCATGGCGACAATCACGCTCTTTCCCGACCCGGTCGCCGCTTCGACCAAGCATGGCAAAGTGGAGCGGCGCCAGTGCTCGATTACAGCATCATGCGCTTCCTGTTGGTAGTAGCGTGGCTGGATCATGTCAACCTCCACCCACCCTTTTTAGGGCTAGTCCACGGCTTGAGGTCGGCATCGGGCAGCAGCGCAGCCAGGGCTTTTGCGTATGCCACGCTCTCGCCGTCTTTTGTCTTGGTCAGCTTGCGGCCACAAAGCAGCGCGTTTTTGCCATCGGCCAGCTTGACAAGCTCGGTTAGGATCGCCTTCTCTGCTGCCTCGTCCTCTTTCTGCCGCTTGCGCAGCATGTCCAATTCGGCCAGCTTTGCCGCCACGTCTTCCGTGTCAATCGACACGCGCAGGGGCTCCAAGTGCTCGGGGTTGTCAAGCTCAGACAGCAGCAGGTCGTGAAATGCACTCAGGTCAGGCAGTACGCGGTCGATCCATGTGGGGTCAATCTCCACGCGCTCGACGTGCATCTGCTCGGGCACGTAATCAAATGACAGCGAGTCGCCTTTGGGGGCCACGTACTGGGCAAAGTAAGCGTGTTCGCGACCAGCGGCAAGCATCTCAAGCTGCACTTGCGCGGCGTAGTGGGGCTGATCAGCAAGGGGCTTGAATTCAGCTTGTTGGGCGTTGCGCAGGCCAAAAGGCACTTTCAACTCAAGCACGCCGCCGTCATTCGTCAGTCCGTCAGGGCTGGCGCCCATGCCACCGTAGGGAAAGAAACCGCATTGCTCGACCGATAGGCCGGTTTGGCGCATGAAGCACAGCAATGCGCGTTGCTCGTTGGCATTGCCGTGGTCCGTCGCCGGGTTGCCGGTGAATTCAGACGGGGCGCCGTGGTGCTCACGCACCATCGCACGCAAGACATCAGCACGGGTTTGCCAAGGGGACAGGCCCAAAATGGCGCCGACTCGGGAGCCGGTGATTCGGCCCGCGCGCTGGGCGTGCCAGGCGGGGGTGCGTTGTTCGGTCATGCGATGCTCCTGTTGAATGTTGATTTGATATAGGACGCTGCACGAATGACGGCGTGGCATTGATTAACATCAAACATGCCGATGTGACAATCAGATTCAGCAAGTCCCATGCGATCTGCAAGCAGGGCATATGCCCTACGCCTAGACATTTTTCCAGAGCGCCATAACGGGTCGAATGCGGCATGAGCCATCATTTTTGCTTTGCGCAATTCGGCATTTGCCAAGCGGCCAAGGGGTGTATCGCCTTTGCCTTGTCCTCCGCCTTTTGCGGTGTGGTCGGGGTGGCAACCCGCGCGAGCATCGCATGGGAAGCATGCGTAAAACTTTTTGGATGCCAAATCGGGGCGATGCGGGTATATCACATCGCCTCCAACAAATTCTGCGTCATTGCCACAATAGTCGCACTTGACTTGCATGGGATGCTCCGTGTGTTGATGGGGCAAGTAAAAAAGCCCCCGTGGGGCTGGGGTCAAATACCGGCCAATTTGCTGCGCAGTTCGTAGCCCACCAGCGGCCAGATTTTTGCGACAGCGTTCTCGCGGGCGATTCGGCGGCCGATTTCCGAATTGAAGTTCTCGGGGCTGGCGCAGGCCGACTCGCCGGTGACGGTGAAGCCGTTGCGCAGCACCAAGACGCAGAAGGTCAGCAGCCCCAAAGCGGGAGGCGAGTCGTGAGGCCCAATCTCAAACACGCTACAGTCCACCGCTGCGCCAGCGGCGCCATCGGCAGCGGTGAAAAAGTGCTCGCTGACGATGTTGGCCTTGATGTCGTCGGGCGTGATGCGCGGGGCCACATTGGCGCCTACGTCTTGGATGTGCTGCTCAATTGTAGGTTCGGTCATGATGGTTCTTTCTGGGGCTGGGGTCAAAACGGGATATCGTCGTCTTCTACAACCACTGGCGCAGGCTTCGGCGCAGGCTTCGGCGCCGGTGCTGCGGCTTGCTGCTTTGCGGGCGATACGGCATTGACGTGGTTTCCCGTCTTGTCGTTCATTTCCCACACACCCAGCTTGAGCACCATCGGCCGATTGCACAGCGTTGCCAAGCTCTGATCGCTCGGCTCCTGCTCGCGGTTTTTCTGCATCGAAGCAAACAACGCGCCGCCCGCGTTCGTGCTGATCGCGGCCAGCATTCGCTTGGCCTTGTCGGCTTTCGCCTGGTCTTGATCCAGTACGCGGATTTTCTGGAAAATCACGCGGTTTGCGTACTCGGCAGGTTTGGCGATGCGCCACTTGACATTGATGTATCGGTCGCCCTGATACTCTCCCCAGCTTGCTTCCTCGGCGCTGGCCAGCACTGCCGTGTTCTCAGGGATCGGCGCAAGCGTGCCGCCGCCACTCTCAAAACTTCCGTTTTGCTGGACTTCTTCGCCGGTCGATGTTTGCCAAAAGCTCATGGTTTATTGCTCCGTGTTGTAAAAGCGAATGAATGGGATGATCGGGTTTTCGCCGTGCGGCACGTCGATTTCAGACGGCATACCGTATCGGTTTTTGGCGTCAATGTAGCCAACATGGCCGTCGCCAGTGGTCACGAGTTTACGGTCGCCAGACTGGATCAAGCGGCCGAATTTCGTGGTCTGGCCCTTACTGTTCGACGCCGCGCCCTGCACGAATTCGTCTTTGCGCAGGTACAGCACCGCATCGGATTGGCTGGTGTAGACGCTGCTGGACTGCGAATCCATGCCAATCGAAAACACCGAGTAATCGGACGCAGAATCGGGTCGGTTGCGGATCTTTTTGATGCCGCTGTGCGCCAGAAACACGATGCCCATTTTCTTGGTGGCCCGTAACTGCTCGCATTTGTAGACAAATTCGGCGTGCCACTGGGCAATCTCGGCAAAGCCCTTGTGAAAGCCCCCCGACGCATCCGCCACCGTATTGACGCCATCTCTCAGGGCGATCTCATGCCCGAAAAGCATATCAAGCGTGGTGATCGAATCCACAACCAGCGTGCGGTAGTCGTGGTCCTCGTCGATCAACTCTTGCACCATCTGCATCAGCACCGTGCGGGTGCTGCGCTCGGCGGTGGCTTTGGGCAGTCGGGGCATCAGGGCGGGCTTTGCGTCGTCGTCCCAATTCTCGAAAACAGCCGCGCCGTCTTCCGACTGGATCACAATCGCGCCGGGGAACAGCGCCCCAAGAGTGGTCTTACCCGTGCCGGGCAGGCCCACCAGCGTGATCATCGGCGGCTTGGCTTCTGGCTTTTTGGCTTTGGCAAGAAAGCTCATTTCTGTGCCTCCTTCTCATCCAAAAACTTCCGCAGCGCGTTCAGCGTCTTGATAGTCGGGTTTTTGTTGGCCCCGCTGATCAGGGTGTTCAGGGTGCTCGGCGACACGCCGGTTTTGTAGCAGATTTCCACGCGGTCATGCTTGCGCAGTTCGACGACGAGTTCTTCGATCATTTGGAGTTGCTCCGTTTCAGTTGATGTGCAACCATCATATCATTTATCTTCGGCTGTAGTAGGAAAAGACCCTACCCTTCGCACTGGTTCTCGATTCGACCTGCAAGCGGTCGGTGCTGACCAAGTGGTCAAGCGCGGCTTGGATGGGCTTTGGCCCCATCTTGCGCCCGCCCCTGATCTTTTGCCGCAGCACGCCGGGGGTGATCTCGCCCGCTGCATCGACGGCGGCCAGGATTGAGGACACCAGGCCATCTCCACGCTCCTCCGAGTCGGACGAGTCGATTTTTTCGTCTGCTTTGGCTTTTGCGATCTTGGCATTGGTCACTTTTTTGACCAGCTCATGCGCCCATGCCATCTCGACCGCCGTGATCACCCCAGTAGACGCGGCAAGGATGCCCGCCACCTTGATGACCAGCTCCGTGGCCCCCAGCGCCTGCGAAGCCAACCCGCTGCCCGTGTCGCGCTCCGTGAGCGCCACCGTGCGCCAGTATTGCCGCACGCTTTGCAGCATCGCGGCGCCGTCGTCGGCGTAGCGGATGTAGAGCCAGTCCCCGCCGCGCTCGATGCGTGCGTGCGGGTCATTGGACGCCCCGCCACCGCCCCGCATGGCCAGCAAACGCATGAGTACGTGTTCGGGCATGGGGCCGTTGTAGACAAGATGGTCAGGTTTTTCCTCGGGCACGTCTTCGGCCTCTGCAAAAATCAGCGCCCGGCCCAGTAGGCCGCCGGTCATCAGCCATGGGTCGCTGTTGATGGCCTTGTCAAACGAACCCGGCTCAGAAAGTCCAAAGAAAGACAGCCACGGCTCCACAATCCCGTTTTCGACTTTCGCCCGCTGGGCAAGTGCCCGCGCTACGTCGGAGTCCGGGAATTCGCGGGCGTAGTCGGCCGGGGATTCGCCGTCGCCCAAATCCGCCGACTTGACAGCCCGTGCAATCTCTTTATCGGCCTCGTCCATCAACTCGCGCTTCACGTCGCCGCTAACCTGGTGGACGCCAGTGGCCTCCGAATACATCGCGATCAACTCGGCCATCAGGTCTTCGAGGTAAGGCGTCTTGCCACCGCTAGACCCGGCCAGCTTTTCAAGCTGCTTGCCGAATTCGTCATACGTGTAGATCACGGGCTGGTGGTGGATGGCGTTGCGCACCAGCTCTTGCGAGGATTTGAATTTGCCGTGCTCGGCTCTGGCCAAGCCCAATGCCCGGTTTGCCTCGTTGATGCACCGTTTGACCGCGCCCTTACCCGACCTTGACGCAGCAATGGCAAAGGTGATCAGATTCAGGCTGGTATTGCGCCCCGCGACCAGATAATGCAGCCCCGCCGCATTGCTGACGATCTGTAGCGCAGCGGCAACGGCCAGGTTTTCACGGGGCATGGCGCATCGTGAATTGATCCAGTCGCACACCTCCCCCACGATGCCGGGCGGTTTGAGCAGGTCAATCCCCCGCGCTGGCTGTGCGGGCTCCTCGATCACGCCCCAATCCGTGTCATCGGCAAATGTGACCGGTGCAGACCATCCATCTGCCCTTGCCCACTCAATCAGCGTGCCGACCGTCACCTCACTGGCCGATTTTCCGAATGAGTGCCACTTTTGCGGCATGTGCGTGTCGTCGTGGGCCGGGCACTGTGCCGACCATGCGTGCCATAGCGCATACCCCGCATCTGTGCCACCGCTGGCATGATGCACGCCCATTCCGACCCTGATCCACCGCTCATAGTCGCGGCCACTGTTGCGAATCGCCATCACGATCCCGGTCAGGTCGTCATGGCTGTAGTCGATTGCAGCGCCGTCCAGCACAAACCGGGTGCGCTCTGGGCGGTCAAGCAGGGTCAGCAGTTCGGATGGGGCGTAGTCCACGTCACATGGGTGCCCGTGGATGGTCTGGTACTGTCGGCCGCTGGCGTGGTCGCAGCATGAGCCCACCACAAAACCGGTGCTTTTGAAATCAATCCCAGGATAGTCGTCCAGGCTTGTGACCAGACTCCGGCCGCGCCAGTCTGGCGGCACGAGGAAATACCAGTGCTCCCCATTGCCCGACCCTGACTGCACGATGTACGCGGCCTGGGCACGCACATGGGCCAGCTTCTCGGCGCTGGGCCATCCGCCATTACGGCCGTCCACGTCCACGACCAGCAGGCCGGACGCCGGGAGCAGCACGCCGTGGTGGCGCAGCAGTTGATTGCCAAAAAAATGCCCGGCATCGTCTTCGAGGTAATCCAACTGCTGCGCGTCAAAAACGCCCGTGTGCTGCCAATTCGCGGCGCGTGGGTGCTTGCCTATGGCGGCGCATTTGGGGTCGCCACAGGCGCATTGAAGGCCTCCTATGTGGTCTCGCGTGATGGGGTGCAGGGGGAATACGATCCAACCGGCCTCTAGGGCCTCTTTGTATGTTGTCTGCATGGGGTCGCTTACTTGGTCCGCTTGACGTAGAGGCTGGTCTTCTCGTGAGTCTTCATCGCGAACTTTTTGCGGTAGTACGACGCGTGCGAATGGATCAGGCCCCGGATGCGCTGCACGGAATCGTCGGAGGGCGTGATCAGGATGGTCTGGCCCACCCCCAAGCTGGCGAACCCGTAGCGGTCGCCTGCGGGGGGCTTGCTTGCGGCCTCAAAGTCAACGGGGTGGTCCGTGATCGAAAACTCCGGCATGTGTGCACTCCTTGCGTGATAGATGTCACAGCATAACACGCCCTTTAACCCTGTTTTTTTGGGGATAAGTGCCAAAACTTAACGCGCCGCGTTCATAGGATAGCAAAGCCTAGCTATAGCATTGCTAAAAAAGTCCTTATGAATCAAGTACTTAGAGACTTAGTTCAAATAGCTGCGGGGAGACATTTTCATGTTCATCCACACTTGCAGGCCCAAGACACACTCTCCCGGCCATTCACAATCAAAAATAAACACAGTCCTTTACATCCCCCCGCACCCTTAAAAGGAGATCGTAAGATCTCTAATGAGATCTCTCTTTTTGAATATCCTATGTCCCCTCCCCTTATGAATCAAGGACTTAGCGCAGGTTTTGAAAGTGTTGGGTGATGCTATTTGAAAAAGCCAGACCAATCCGAAGGGGCTTTCTCTTGTTCACCGGGCGGTGATGGTGGCAAAATGCAGTCATCGACACACGAACTGGAGCGCAACATGCAAGCAGCCTACGAAACCGCTATCCACAACGGCACCAAGTACGTGACCACGACCAGCAAGGGCACGCAATACTGTCTCCAACGGCTGGGCGGCAAGTGGTTCGTGTCTTCTCGCCGCCTGGCGCTGCGCGGGAACACTGGCGGCGGCAAGTACTACGAAACATTCGACGATGTCCGCGCTGGCTGCAAAGCGTTTGCCGCCCTGCCGTTGACTTCGGCCATTTGACATGACCCCCCAATCCCTCATCCTCCCCCGATGCCGCGAAGACGGCGGCTGCTGGGTCTGGCTCGGGTGCGTCCAGCAGTGCGGCACGACGCCTACTTTCCGCCCGCCTGGATCAAGCAAAACCGCATCCGTGCGCCGATGGGTGCTCCAAGCCACCGGCCACGACATGACCGGCAAGCTGGCCACCAACACGTGCGAATCACCGCTGTGCGTCGCCCCGTGGCACCTCGCCGCCGTCACCCGCAAAGACCTACAGCAGCGCACCGCAGAAAATCTCCTGCTGTCCACAAAAATGGCCCGCGCAAAATCACTGCGCACCGCACGCCACGCCACCGCAAAGCTCACGCCCTCAATCGTGGCCCTGCTGGCGCAAAGCCCCATGCCCAGTGCCGATCTGGCCCGCTACATGGGCGTGCACAAGCAGACCATTGACAATGCCCTCAGCGGGCGGCACTGGCGGTCTATGTCGGCCTCGTGGTTCCCGACTGGGCTGTAGGGGCTTTGCTTGTGTCGGCGGCTGGGTGTCGCCATAATTGAGGCATCAATAACGGAGCACAAAATGATGAACCACACACGTACTCGGGGCCCTTGGTCTACCTACGTCAACAACTCAAGCGCCGTTGTAATCCGGAAGCTGTTCCCAGATGGCCAAGAATCACACTGCATCGGTGTAGTCTCATCCGGTTTCAATGACGCCCGCCTGATCGCCGCCGCGCCTGAGCTTTTGGAAGCGTTGCAGCAGATGGTCGCATGCCACGATGAGCCGACGTGCCCAGCTATCGCCGTGGCCCGCGCAGCCATCGCAAAAGCAACGGGAAGCGAAGCATGAAATACATCCCCCCACCCCACCCAGGAC